GCTACAGAGGCATATAAACACGCTACAGAGTGTTATCCAGAGGAATGTTGTGGTCTTGTTTTAGATATAGAAGGTAAGCATACATATTGGAAATGTAGGAATATATCAAAAAGTTATAAGGAAGAATCATTTGTTATAGATCCTATAGATTGGGCAGATGGTGAAGATCAGGGAGAGGTTTTAGGTATTGTTCATAGTCATCCCGATGGATTGTTTGAATTTAGTCATACTGATAAAATTAGTTGTAAGTATAATGATTTGCCTTTTTATCTTGTAGATCCAAAGACAGAATCTATTATTAAACTAGATCCATCAGAGGTAGATGATTAAATTAACTATTTATGGTCGATTAAGAAAATTTATAGGTAACTCTTCTTTTGAAATAGATGTAGCAAGTCCTAGACAGGCTTTTAGTTTTTTAATACATAATTTTCAAGGGGTGGCAGATCATATTAAAGAGCAAGAATATTGTGTAATGGCAGGTAAAGTAAGAATTACAGAGGACTTATTAGATTTACAAACAGAAAGCGATATAAAAATAATACCTGTGGTTCATGGAGAAATAAGACTAAGCGATATTTTTAAAGTTGGTATAGGTATAGCTGCTGTTGCTCTTGGGGGAGGAGCAACCGTATTAGGTTTAACTGCAGGTGTAAAAGTTCAAGGACTTTTTACAGCAATAGGTGGATCTTTAATTTTAGATGGAGTCGGAAATATGTTATTTCCACCACCTACACCACCTTCATTTGGAGATGAACAAGATCCTAGTTTTATTTTTACAGGGACAGCAAATATTAGTAAACAAGGTGTACCAATTAATATTGTATATGGCGAAATGTTAATAGGAACTAACACCGTAAGTGCAAATGTAGATACTTTACAAGTAGTTGATGATGATGAGGATAATTAAATGTTAAAAGGCGAAATTATTAATAGTAGTTCAATTGTAAGCGGTGGTAAGGCTTTTCTACAAAATACCAAACTACCAAAAGATGCTTTAAAATCAGTAGATTTTATTACTGTTGTAGATATTTTAAGTGAGGGTGAAATAGAACTTAGTGCTACTGCACATAAAGAAAATATTACTGATAAAACATCTGAAGCATATAAAAATGCTTTTTTAAAAGATATATTTTTAAATAACCAACCTGTATTAGCTGCAGATGCCGATGTAAATAATCCAACAACAGCAGATAAAAATTACGAAACTGTTAAAGTACAATTTCGAGAAGGAACTGCAAACCAAACTAAATTACCAGGAGCAGAAATAACTCCATCTATTGAAAGGACTGATGGTGATGTTGGAAAAGTAGTTGATTTTCCAGAAGGTGGTTCTGTAACAACAAGGTCTGTTCAAATAAATAGAACAAATATAGATGTTATAAAAGTTAGGGTTAAATTTAATCAATTTTTTAGAATAAATAGTAATGGAAGCAGAAAATCAACACAAGTAAGAGTACAAATTTTTGTAAATCCAAGTAATGGACCTCAACAGATGGTAGTAAATAACCTTGTAAAAGGTAAAAGCACATCATCTTACAGTCGTGATTATGGAATAAGACTTAAAAATTTAACAGGATACAATACAACACCTGTAGGGCAAACTGGAGCGTTTTTTCCAATTATAGTTACTTTAAGTAGAGCTAATGATGAAGGTAATACTAGAACTAATAATCAAATGGTATTAGCAGGTGTTACTGAAATTATTGAAGAAGATCATACATATCCTCATGTTGCTCATACTTCATTACGTTTTAGTGCAGAGGAGTTTCCATCTTTACCATCAAGAATATTTAGAGTAAGAGGAAAAAAAGTAAAAATACCAGCAGAAGGGAATGTCGTAACTGCTGAATATACACAAACAGGAACTATTATTACTGTTCTAAAAACCAATCATGGTTTATTAGAAAACAATTCAATAATATTTGATGCCACGAGTGGGGCAGGGGTTGATGGAACTTTTATTATCAATTCAGTAGCAAGTGATGGTGATAGTTTTACTTTTATAAATGAGAGTTCAGATCAAACTGTAAATACAAGTAATTGTACATATAAGCCAAATCCTTATGTCGATAGAGCCAATGGAAGAATTGTCTATCCTAATAATTATGTATTTAGTGGATCTTTAAAAGCAACTAAAGAATGGACAAGCGATCCAGCGTGGATTTTATATGATTTATTAGTTACAAATTCCGAAAGAGAACCTAAGGACCAATATGGCTGTAATTTGCCAGAATCTTCGATAAATAAATTTGTTTTTCAAAAAGCAAGTGAATATTGTGCCGAATTAGTAAATGACGGACAAGGTGGTGAAGAACCTAGATTTTCATTAAATGTAAATATAAGAACTCAAACTGAAGCTTTAAAACTTATAAATGATATTTGTTCTGTGATGAGAGCAATGCCTTTTTACTCAGAAGGCACAATAAAAATATCACAAGATGCTCCAAAAGATTTTGCTAATCCAAGCAAAATAGAGTTTGATTATGTTTTTAATAATGCAAATGTTGTTGATGGTAATTTTGTTTATAGTGGGAGTTCTTTAAAAACAAGATTTACAACCATAAATGTCAGTTATTTTGATTTAGAAAGTCAACAACTTGATTATGAAACTGTTCAAGATAATGCAGCGATAGAAAAATATGGACATCAAGTAAAAACTATTAGGACATTTGGTACGACCTCAAGAGGTCAGGCAGCAAGAGTTGGTAAATGGTTTTTAAATACACAACAAACTGCTACTGAGACTTGTACTTTTGAAACTAATATTGCTGCTGGTGCTGTTGTTCAAATAGGTAGCATTATTGGTATTGCAGATAGAGTTAAAGGTAGTTCAGTCGTTCAAGGTACAAATATTGTAGGAAAAAGAAGAGGAGGTCTTATAAAAGCAGTTGGCTCTAGTCAAGGTAATTCAAATATAGATCAAATAACTATTGATAATGTTGACGATACAAATCAACCTGATATTAGTGATTCGCCTACTATTAGCTGTTTATTAAGTAACGGAAAGGTAGAAACTAGAACTATATCTAGTTATTCAAATAATCAAACTGTTGTAAATGTTTCTAGTTTTGCTGGTAGTACAAATCATTTTACATCTGAACCTGTTGTAAATAGCCCATATATTTTTGAATCAGGTGAGTTTCCTGTTACAACTTGGAGAGTTACAAATATAAAAGAAACAAATAAAAAAACTTATGTAATTACTGCTTTAAAGCACAATCAAAACAAATATGCAGCAGTAGAGGATAATATACCATTGCCTATAAAAGCTACAAATACACTTATTGAAATAAAAAAACCTCCAAAATCTGTTGATGTTGAGGAAGTAATAGAAGTAATTAATAACAGAGCAGTGCCAAGAATATTTATTGATTGGGAACCAGTTGAAGGTGCTTCGGGTTATATATTGCAATACAGAAGAGATGGAGATGCTTTTAAACGTGTAAATACACAAGAAACAACATTTGATATAGTGCTTACTGAAGCTGAAGCAGGTACTTTTGATGTAATAATTAATACTGTAAATGCTTTAGGTGATATATCGCTTACAGCATTAGAACGATCTATTGATCTTAAAGGGAACAGTGAATTACCTGAAAATCCTACAGGTTTAGAGATAGAACCTATTAATAATTATCAAGTAAGGCTTAGTTGGGATAAAGCTATAGCATTAGATGTAATTCATGGTGGTAAATGTATAATAAGACATACCTCAGCAACAATAAATAATGCAAAATTTAGTGATTCTACAGAATTAGATTCACAAAACGGTAATACAACAGACGTTATTGTACCTGCATTGGCTGGTACATATTCAATGAAATTTGAAGATTTGGGAGGGCGATTATCAGCTATTGAAGCAAAAATAGAGTTTGCTTTACCAGAAACAGAAGATGAAATTGTTATAAAACAACAAAGGGAGCAGACAGCCTTTAGTGGCAATAAACCGAATAACGATTTAGCAGTTGTAAGTGGTGCGTTACAACTAAACAATCCAGCTAATGTTTTAACTGGAACATACGAATTTGCAGATACGTTTAATTTAGGTGCTGTTTACCAAAATTTAAGATTAAAAAGACATATTAAAAGTGAAGGATTTAAAATTGATAATAATTTTGACGGATTATCAAGCGTAGATGATGTTACCAGTTTTGACGGTGAAGGTAGTGACAGATTAAAAGGCAGTTTAAAAGTACAGACATCAAATGATAATTCTTCTTATACAAGTTTTCTCAATTTAACAAATGGTTCATTTGTTGGACAATTTTTTAAGTTTAAAAGTGAGCTTACATCTGTTGATGCAAATGAAAATATAAAATATACAGAATTAGGATTTGATGCTTCTTTTCCATCAAGAACAGAAAATAAATATATCTCATCAGGTAATGTTATAAGCACACCTATATCATCTACTACGTCAGCCAATGGTTTTGATGTTGTTTTTGCAAATAGATTTTTTACAGGAACAAGTGACATTGGTGGGTCAACTACTAAATTTTTACCTTCGATAAACATTACTCCATTTAATTTACCTAGTGGAGCTTATTTTATTATTAAAGAAGATGTAAATGGTAATTTTTTAAATGCTGCAAACCAAAATGTTAATGGTACAGGCTTCAATATAGTATTTAAAAATGCGTCTAATACAGTGATTGATGTGAAATTTTCCTTTCAAGCGTTAGGATATGGAAAAGGTGCTTAATTAAATGACTAGACCAGTAGACACTACTTCAGTAACTGATAGTAATGGTGATGTAAGTAATACATATAATACTGCCAATGGTACGGGACTTGCAGTAAGAAATAAGATTAATGATATTTTTACTGCCTTAAGAACTCTAAGTGCTGATACTGGAGATCCTTCAGGTGCTAAAAATGTTGTTGCTTTTCAACCGCATATTGATACTTCAACTAATGAATTAAAAATATGTACTGCTGTTACTGGTACTGGAGTTTCAGCTACAGGAACTTTTACAACAATAGGAGATATAACACAAACAAATCTTGGATTACTACCAAAAGCTGGTGGAACTTTAACTGGTGTTTTAACTGGGATAGCTGGCACAAATACCGCCCCCTCATTAAATTTTGGTGACGCTGGTACAGGTTTATACAAGAAAGCAACAAATCAACTAGGTTTAGTTGCAAACCAGGCTGAAATAGCTTTTTTAGATCAAGATGGTTTAACTATTAATAATCAAAAAGAAATTAGATTTTCAGAACCAACATCTGCTGCAACAAATAATGCTGTTCAATATGTTGGTATAAAAGCTCCTAGTGCTCTTGATGCTAATTTAACTTTAACATTACCAAATTCAAACCCTGCTGTTGCTGGCTATGCTTTAATTTCTACAGATACTTCTGGAACGTTAGGTTGGGGTGTAGCTGGTGGTGCGGAGGGTGCTGCTGGAAGTAATAATCAAGTTTTTTGGGAGAACGATCAAGCTGTTACAGCTAGTTATGCAATAACAAATAATAAAAACGCTGGTAGTTTTGGTCCTATAACTATATCAAGTGGTGTAGAAGTTACAGTAGGTTCAGGTGAAACATGGACTGTAGTATAAAAATGAATATAATGAATTTGAGGTTATAAGATTTATGCCAATAACAATTAATGGCGATGGAACAATAACAGGTGCGGATCTTAGTGAAAAAGCATTTTTCGCAAGACAAACAAGTACAACTAGCATTCCACATGCTACTTACACAAAAGTAACAAATTTAACAACCGATTCAATAACTCAAAATTTAGGTTCTTCTTTTGCTGATTCAAGATTTACTGTTGCTACAGGACAAGAGGGTGTTTATTTTATATTTGGTGGGGTTGGAATAGATGATGTACAAAGAGAAGATTATGTACGAATAAACTTTTCTGTAAATGGTACTTTGCATACTTTAATGCAAGAAGAATGGGCACGTTATAGTAGTGGTGATAGTACTCCAAATGTAATTCTTAATACTGGTTTCTTTGGTCATATGATAAATTTAAGTGTTGGTGATTATGTTGAATTATTTGTTTATCACAATGAAGGTTCAACAGAGCCTACTGAGGAAAGTAGAACATTTTTTGGAGGATTTAAGATTTAATTATTATGGCTAGTTTATCAAATCAAATTAAGGCTTTTCTTATTAGCAAAGGTAAAACAGAAATAGAAGTTGATTTTTTGTTTCGCAATTTAAGTGATACTGGTGATGCGGTAATTTTGATAAACGATGGAAAGACTGTAAATATAAACAAATGGGAAGTTAATGGTATATCACAGCCTTCTATAAGTGATTTAAGTACTTTTGACACAGATGCAACAAAATTAGAAACTCTTGCCTTAACTTATAAAAATAGAATAAAAAATTATCCTTCTTTACAAGAACAATTAGATATGCAGTATTGGGATAGTATTAATGGTACGACTACATGGAAAGATACTATTGCTAAAGTAAAAACAGACAACCCAAAGCCTAGTTAATTATGAGCACATTATCAGTAGGTACAATTAAAAGTATTTCATCTGCTTCACCAGTATTTAAAAATGTAAGTGGTACAGAAAAAGGACAATTATGTTTAGCTTGGGTAAATTTCAATGGCGAAGGTACGTTAACATCTTCAGATCAATCTGGTGTTAGAGATTCATTCAACATTAGTTCGGTGATAGATGAGGGTGCTGGTAAATATACAGTTAACTTTAGTACTGCAATGTTAAATGCTAATTATTGTGTTTGTTTAGGTGTAAAATCAGCCGATTCAACTAACAGGACTTATGCAACACTTGGAGATTCAAATCAAAATGACCCCTCGACAACTGCATTTCAAATTTTAACTGAACGCACATCCACAGGTAGTGATACTGATGCTAAATATGTTATGGCTTCTGTTTTTGGAGATAGCTAAATGTCAACACTAAAAGTCAACAATATACAAGATGCGGATGGGAATAACCCTTCTACAGCAGCACAACTTAATAAAGGAAGAGCAAAAGCTTGGGTGAATTTTAATGGAGGTTTTCAAGATTCTAATAATGAATTTACTTTAAGCAATGGTGGTCTACGCACTTCTTATAATGTAAGTTCGGTCACTGATAGAGGAACATCATCATCACAGCAAGGGCTATTTACGGTTAACTTTAATAGTGGTACTTTTACAAGTGTAAATTTTATTGCTGCTGGTATTACTGGAAACTATAATGGCATAACAACTAATGCTTTTGTAATTATACCTGATGGCACAAGGACAGTGACAGCATTTCCAATTAGAGTGTATGGTGCAGGTGATCCATCAGATAAAGGTGATATAAATCTTGTATTTTTTGGAGATTAATAATTCTTTGATATACTAAAATAAAAACTTATGGCTAATTCAGACAAAAGATTTATCTATGAGAATGATGACGGTAGTATTTCTATTGTCTATCCAGC